CAAAGGCACCAGTTAATTTCTGAGCTTCTGGTTTGCTGATAAACTCCTTGCTAAACACCCAGCCACTATTAGCAGCATCGGCGTTCTGGACTATCTGTTGCCCTCTCTTATCAATCACCTTCTGTAAAGGAAAGGCCACTTCTGCTAAAGAAATGTCATCAATAAAGCTATGACCAAGATTAAGATGGCTTAAGAAAACATAGGGCATTTGGGGATTAGGTAAGTGGTTATGATAAATCCTCTCGCCTTCGCTAACCTCGCCGTCTTCGCCAATTTCCATTTCTTGTTCACCTTCATAGTCCCAGTTAGGATTCTTTATCTTGTCCAGGATAATTTCTTGACACTTCCAACAAACCCCTTGTTGTTTCTTGCCCTCTTTGTCAACGTAGTCAAACCACATTTCGTGATACCCCACTCGTTGACTTAGCTGTTTCTGTGTCCCTCTTATAATATGGAACTTGCGCCAAATCTCATCTTTCTTTTTGGGGAACCTTCTAGTCAATCCCTCGATAGTATCTTCCATATATTCAGCCAAGAAGCTCGGCATTTCCCCATGGACAGCGTTTTTATCAACAATAATCTTCTGCGGTCTAACCCAATTGACATCAATGTCACCATTCTCCCCTTTATCTTTGTCCCAACGATACTTTAGAACACCCTGACGGAAAAGAAGCAGATGTCTTAACGACATTCTAAACTTTGCCCTCAAGTTTAATTCATCGTATTTAACCAATAGTATCTGCTTGACATCATCGGCTAGTTGTCTTGAGGCATCAGTGTCTTTGGCGGGAGAAATGGCTGGTTCAGGCGGTCTTTTTAAAGCGATAGGGATAATTGTTTCCAAAGACATAAAGACGCGATTATCAACATAGGGGAACTCGTAACTAAAGAAATCCAAATCCTCTTGATACCGACCTGACCAATACTTAGTCGCTCGTTCTCTTGCCTCGGTCAAATTCCGTGGCTTTTCTTCCCAATAAGCTTCACTAGTGCGTAGTTTGTAGTTGAGTAAATCCCGAAGCTCACTATCGGGAATGTTGATGTTTAAAACTGCTTCCGCACTTGCGTTCTTGCTCGTCTGAAACTCCTACTGTATTGATAGCCATTTAAATAAAAAAACCCCCAATGACGGGGGTTGTATAAACCTCTAAATTAATTTTAACACTAATGGGGCAATTACTCAACCCGATACATCTGCTTGCACCTCTTACACATTACTTCAAACGGATGAGAATATACCTTGGTAGGGTTCTCAATAGTAGGCGTGCCACCGACCATAATAACCCTCACATCATCATAGTACTGAAAGACGATCAACCCACAATTCATACATCTAAAGTTCTTTTTCTGTCTCTTATTGCTGTTCTCCAACCAAACGCTCACCGTCTTAGTTGGCTTTATCTTATCTTTATGTAACAATTCTGGGTGTTGTTCTGATAACCACGCTTTCATACTTTTCTCCAACTCCTTTTGGGTGTCGCCATTGCTCTAGCCGCTTTTTGAATATCAATGGCTGGTATCGTATTATCCTTTGATACCACCACTGCCTCTCTCCCAAACCTCTTCCTCGGCCTCTGCGTATATACTCCGCCTGTTCCAGTCGCCGCCCTTGCCTTATCCATTGCCACTCGCCAAAGACACTGGGCGTGCGCGTAATGATCTGGCTTGCCCTCCGGTGTCTTCCACATCCCTTTCATTATACCAAGTCTGTCTACTTCAATCACCCGATACATATTCTTCCAATGAATAATGTAATCCTCTAACCGGCTCTCAGTCATGTTAAACACAATCTCTTGGTTGTTAAGCTCGTCTACTACCAAATCAATCAGTTTAGTCCTGTCTGATACCACTACGCGTCGTTTCTCCTTGGTTCCCCACCTTGTTATCTCACTCGCCTTTTGGTCTGATCGATAATAGTGTATATATATTTTACCAGGGTATTTCTTGGTTAGTTTCTTCGGATGGGTTGGATAGGGATTAGCGTCAATGACCATATAAGCATTAAAGCGGTTTCTAAGCCTCTCTATCTCCTCCCAATCTTGAGTTTCCCCTATCTCGAATATCCCTTGATCGTTGCCGATAACATAAGTCTTAACCACACCGTTGTCAACTCCCATCGCGACATTATAATGGTTGTTCTTGGTTGGCACGACACAATCAATAATCGTCTGTCTATCAACCGATAAGTCTTTCTCTTGATAGGGCTTGCCTAAGACGAAATTATAGAAGTAGGGTAGATTACCCTTGTTGTTTTCATACTCATCGATAATCTTCTTGGCCGATATCCACGGCGCCATCATCTGGCACACCCAGTAGCCCGAAATCTCCCGCTTGTTATACTTCTTGACCCATTGACCCCTCTTTCGACTCTCATCATCAATCACCCCACCGCACTTACCGCAACAATACTCTTCCTTAATGAAGTCCACATAATGAATATGCTTCTGGTTTAATTCTCCTGGGTCTAGCCAGTCAAAGTAAGAATAATGACCGCAATGAGGGCATTTAACGAACCAGTGCTTTTGATCTGACTTGAGCCACTCCTCGTCAACACCCATACCCGGATAAGAGGGATTGCTAAACTTCCAGAACCAGCCGAAAGATGAAGCGCTTAACCTTGAGGCATAGGTGGCGATCGTCTTCAGCTTGGAACGGTCTAACTCGTCGGAGATAACTATATCGGCGGAAATCATAATGGCACTGGCTTCTTCCCAACTTGATCTAAAGTAGATGAACCTGTCGCCGACCTTCTTTAAAGTGATCGAGTCTGTCTGTCCTATTGACCGCTTAATGACCTCGTTTTTCTCGATAAGCGGGTTAACCTTTGGCTGAACAAAGTCTTTGACAACCGACTTAGTTGGGAGAGTGTAGATGATATTTGTTCCCGCAAACAACGCTAAATGAAATGATTTAAGGATAGCCAGTGTCGACCAACCAATCTGAGCCGACTTCCTAATCGCTTGTTTGGGAGTTAAGTCGGCGTAGGGAAGAGCAAGGAACTTGTGATTGCCAAACTCCATCAGTTGGCCATTCTCGCCAACAATGCGGTTATCGACAATCCAAGCAAGAACAGAGGCGGCTTGATTTTTAAGACTTTCATTATCCATTAGAAATAGATTTTAACACTTCCCGTTGGCGCTTCTTTAGCTCCTCTGGCGGTATGTTGTAGAAGTTGAATTGGTTGAATTGGTCGCCGCCCTTTTCTTCCTCTTCGTGTAGTCCGGCTAGTTGGTCAATATACTTCAACGCCTTTTCTCGGTTGTTCCAGTCGGGGACATCAATAAAGTCTTTTGTCATCGAGTGAGCTGGTTTCATTCCATCACCTTTTTTGTTTATCACTTGAGCCGAGATTACCTTATTGGCTCGTGTCATCTCAGCCCATAGTTTTGCTCTGTCCACATCACCAGCATCGAAACCTTCAATCAACTTGAGGTATTTCTTCCTCATTTGGTTAATATCGGTCATTTCTCTCTTCGCTATATTACCAGCAGTTACGTGACTTTCAACTACTGTCTCTTTAATCGCCTCTCTTTGGCTCTTGCCCTGAGCCAATCGTCGTTTGATTATCTCTTTATCTCTTAGTGGTATCTTTTTTCTAGCCATTACTCTTCTAATCCTAATGTTAATTCTGTTAGTTTAGCGAAACCTCTGTCGCTTTTTTATCACTCATTCTCCCTCAACTCCTTCTTAGTATAATACCGTTTCAACAACTCCGGCTCATCCTTATACGCTTTAATAAAATCCGGATTAGGCTTGTTCTTCATGAAAGGCTGAATAATATCCTTAGCATGTTTCTGTCTCTCCCAATCCCTCCTCTGGGCCACCCCACTCGTGCCAATCGTATAAAAATTAAACTTACTCCAGTCTCTCTTCTTTTTAGTCATCCTACTTGTGGAAATGCTTCTACAAACTCTCTGTCTTTCATTTGTCTCTCTTCCTTGGGTGTCATACCCCTTACTACTCCCCCACTTTCTTTTTTCCGAGCCTTTTGGGCCATCTTCTGCGCGACTCCCTCAACCACTTCTTTGGGAATTTTACTCCCTACCCACAAACCAAGAGTAAAAGAAAGAACTGTAATTAAGAAAGTAACAACCATTGTTATTAGCATATTTCTATTATATCACTCCTACCGTGCGTTCTTTCTCCTTCTTGTTTTTGGGAATCCTTTTAAACTTCCAAATCTCCGTTTATGATTGGCTTTACGTTCCGCTTCGGTTCTAGGTTTACCCAATCTTCTTCTTGCTACCATTATTTATCACCTTCTTTTTTAAGTTTCTTCAAACATTCTTCCCCAATATAAAACTTTGGCTCGTTCTTGTAATACTTTTTTCCACAAATCTGACAAAACCAAGCCTCTCGCTCCCTCTTCTTTGCTATTCTAACCCTTCTTTGTAAAGCACCTGTTCCCCAGATTTTCTTTTTAGTCATTTCTATTTTATCTCCTTCTACTTAAAAGTCTTTTGTTTTAATTTTTGCGACAGGTTCTCCATCAAACCACCAAACTATCCCCTCAATTCTACAATCATTCCCTATTTTTGATTTTTGTTTTGGTAGCCATT